TTTCAACTACATTATTATTTATGAATTTATTATCCAAAGTTTTGATTGCACCAAAAGTCATCAGTCAAGAAGGTATTGATGCTCTGGTAAATCATATGAAAACTTCAAGAACAGAAGACCTTTCAGTATTTGACCCAGACAAATCCAATCAGACACGAGGAACTGAATGGATTACTGATAAGAGAACAAGAGATACTCAAATTGCACCAATTGAACCTGTATTTCCACAGGTCAATGAACTGATGCATCATATTGTAAAGCAAGTCATCAACCCTTTTTATCAGTTTGAAGTGGATAGTAGTGAGGTTCCACAACTTCTTTGTTATGATGTAGGAGGACACTACCAACCTCATATTGATGGTGAAGGTGTATGGACTGCACCAGACCAAACACAACTGTGGAGAAAAACAGTAGACCGTGATTTGTCTATGGTCTTATATTTGAATAATGAATTTGAAGGTGGAGATTTTGTATTTCCAGACCTTCATATTCGTGTTCGTCCTGAACCTGGACTTCTTGTATGTTTCCCTTCCAATCGTTATTATAGACACGGTGTAGAACCAGTCACCAAAGGAAACAGATATTCAATGGTGACCTGGATGACGGTTAAAGGCTTTGAGAGTATGGAAATACAGTCCAATAATCTCAAATCTAAATATGGTGTATGCTAAAAAATTATGATTACTTATACTTGGAGTATTTCTAAATTAGACTGTGCTCCATCAGAAAATGGATTGATGGATGTTGTTAAAATTATTCACTGGAGTCTTACGGGAGTAGATGAGAATGGAATCTCAGCATCTATGAGTAATTCTTATCCTCTTTCATCACCAAGTCCAGAAGCATTTACCGATTATTCAACTCTCACAAAAGAAACTGTGATTAGTTGGTTAGAAAGCAACCTTGATGTTGGATACTTACAAACATATCTTGCAAATGAGATTGCAAGTAAGTATAATCCACCTATCGCATCATTACCTCTTCCTTGGATAAAAGTAGAAGAACCTGTTGTAGTAGAGGAAGTAGTAACTGAAGAAGTTGTTGAAGAACCAGTAGTAACTGAAGAACCAGTAGAGGTAGTTGTTGAAGAACCAGTAGAGGTAGTTGTTGAAGAACCAGTAGTAACTGAAGAACCAGTAGAGGTAGTTGTTGAAGAACCAGTAGTAACTGAAGAACCAGTAGAGGTAGTTGTTGAAGAACCAGTAGAAGTAGTTGTTGAAGAACCTGAACCTGAACCTGAACCTATAGAACAAACATTAGAAGAAAAGATTGCTGATGGTTATAATCCTGATGCAAGAGATGGTGATGGAGATGGAATCGTTCAGGAAGGAACGAAGTGGGAAAGACCAGTTGACACTCAAATGTAAATGCTGTATAATATAGATGTCTTGATGAATTCTCTGTGACTTCGAGAACCAAGACCTTCTTCTGTGGTGGGAAGAAGTGAGTTGGTGGTATAATAGAGAGGAGAGAAATCTCCTCTTTTTTCTTATATAAATTATTACAGATATTAAACAATTATGAATTTTACCGTTTATTCCAAACAAGATTGTCCATATTGCTATAAAGTCAAACAAGTTCTTGAGTTGACAGGAAACAAGTTTGTAGTGTATACTTTAGATGATGACTTTACCAAAGATGAGTTTTATTCGAAGTTTGGTGAAGGTTCTACATTCCCACAAGTATTATGTGATGATGTAAAACTTGGTGGTTGTGTGGATACCGTTAAATTTCTTAAAGAAAAACAAATTGCTTAATTCAAACCTAAATAAATCGGAAGACCACGGTATGAATCGTGGTGTTGAACTTATACTTAATGGGAGAAGGAGAAAGCAGACTAAACCATTCCATATCATCTTTGAGAAGATGGTTTGCTTTCTCAATCGAGAGACTACCATCTATTTTGAATTTTCCTTTATATTAAGGAAAAAGTAGTTTCCCGGAGAAAAAAAATGTTAGCAGTTAGCCTAGTATTCGGTTCATTTTTAACCGTATTATTTCTTATAGTGGGACTTGTAACAGGTTGGGTGGTCAGAGAGTATATGATGAACTATCGGGAGATTCCAAGACCTCATCCTGAGATGTTTGATCAGAAGGGAAATCTTATACCAGACGAAGTAATTGCATTTAATTTTGAAAACTATCATGACTACGACGACACAGACGACGACGACTAAGCAAAAAGCATCTAATACCGCAACAAAAACTACAAAAACGATTGCGGTTGATAGTTTGCCTAATAATCCACTAACTTTTGAAATTTTTGATTTAGTTTCAAGACAGAGATCAAAAGAAAAAAAAGTAGAAGTGCTTCAAAAATATGATCACGATTCAATTCGATCTCTTTTAATTTGGAATTTTGATGAATCAATAATTGCCATGCTTCCGGAAGGTGCTGTCCCCTATTCTGGATATGACGATCAGACAACTTATAGTGGAACTCTTTCAACAAAAATCACCGAAGAGATTCGTTCTATGTATGAATCTGGTTCATTCTCTTTAGGTGTGTCTGACATTCAAGGAAGAACGACAATTCGTAAGGAATACAAACATTTTTACCATTTCATTAAAGGTGGTAATGATGGTATAACTTCTATTCGTCGTGAAACAATGTTTATTAATCTCCTTGAAGGTCTCCATCCTCTTGAAGCAGAAATTATTTGTCTTGTTAAGGATAAAAAGTTGAGTGACAAATACAAAATTACGAAAGAAGTCGTTTCGGAAGCTTTCCCCCAAATTGTTTGGGGAGGACGTTCATGAATCAAGTTATTGATGAGACGCAAAACATAGAAAAGCATATGAATCATTGGACACCATCAGAAAAAGAAACTTGTAAATCACGATACGGTTGCGACATCTTAATCGAAAATGGTTCGTATGCTGATGTAAGTACTAAAGAAGCACCGAACGATGCTCGCATCATCAAGTACCTTGTAGAGGATAAAATTTGTTTTGATCTCACCAGAGGAACGAAAACACGTTTATTCGACATGTACTGGGATAAGTTTCGTGAAAACTTGAAGGATATTGCTTTTGGATACGGTAGACACAATCCAAATACCTGGGGTTATCAAGCACCTAAAACTAAAAAACGCAAGTAATTCCCAAAATAGTCGGAAAAAATCCCCCCAAAATTTTCTCACGTGAAGGTTTTTTCAAAAAAGTATCAAATGTTACAAAGTTAATTAACTAAATAATCGAACGTTCATTTGCTATTTGCGAATAGCAAACGGAAGTAGGAATACCGAAGGAACGCACCAATACCCACAAAGTAAAGGAGCACCTATTATGAAAACAAAAAACAATTGGCAATTAGTTCTTATTAAAAATCAAAAAGAAAAAGAACAACGCAAACACCAAGCAAAACTTGCAATGGCAATGCGATGATATTCTGGGAGGGTTGACACCCTCCCTTTTTTTATGTAGAATGAATTGAAAGAATTTTTATCTATGGATAAGGAAAAAGTAAAACTGATTGTTCGTAATTTAGAACTTCTTGTCGATTCCCTGAAAGCAGAATTATATTCTGATGTTCAGACATATAAGTTTGATGATATCAAACCAAAAGACTTAGATTACGACGAAATTTTTGAGGATGATGATGACTAAAAGAGCAAAACAATTGGTTAAGATGCTTGGAAAACTTACGAAGCAGGATCATTTATATTCTGATGAGCAACTTAAGGAGATGAAAGCACGATTGCGAGTTGTAAAGGAAGAAATTGCACAAATTGAAGCACAAACATTCAAAGGATTTGGAAAGAAATGACTGTAAAATTGATTAGTATTACTCCTAATGCTGAAACTACGATGGCATACATTGCCCGTGTCAGCAATCCAAATAATCAGGACAATCCCAACTATGCTGGACTTCTGAAGTATTGCATTAAGCACAATCACTGGAGTGTGTTCGAACAGGCAACTATGACACTGGAGATTGAGACTACTCGTGGTATTGCGGCACAAATTCTGCGTCACCGTAGTTTCACATTCCAAGAGTTCTCTCAGAGGTATGCAGACACGAATCTGATTGCCAATGATATTCCTCTACCAGAACTTCGTAGACAGGACACAAAGAACCGTCAGAACTCTACAGATGACCTTCCAGCAGACGTTACTGCTCAACTCTACTCTAAGATCCAAGATCACTTTGATGCTGCTCAGAACCTTTACAAGGAACTCTTAGATGCAGAGGTCGCAAAGGAGTGTGCCAGGTTTGTATTGCCACTGGCAGTCCCCACAAGGATCTATATGACTGGCTCTTGCAGGTCGTGGATACATTATATCAATTTGCGTTCTGCTCACGGAACTCAGAAAGAACATATGGTAATTGCAGAAGCATGTAAGAAGGTATTTGTCGAACAATTCCCAGCAGTCTCAGAAGCCCTTGAGTGGGTCTAAATAACGATACACATTATTATAAACAATGGCAATTTATCCGATTATTCATAAAGAAACTGGTGAGACGAAAGTGATTGAAATGAGTGTTCATGACATCACACAGTGGTATCAGGACAATCCCGAATGGCAAAGGGATTGGTCGCAAGGATGCGCCACACCGGGAGAAGTTGGTGAGTGGAAAGATAAACTCGTCGCAAAAAATCCTGGATGGAATGATGTTCTTGGTAAAGCAGCAAAAGCACCTGGTTCTCGTGTAAAGAAAATCTAATGGCAAGAAGAAAAAGGACGAATGATCAACCAATCGGTGTTGGTCTTACAACCCGTCAGATGAAAAGAAAAAAAGCACTTGGGAGTGAATATCTATTAGATATTGAACCCCTCACAGACAATCAAAGAAAACTTTTTGATGCATATGCCGAAGGTAAACATCTTGTGGCATATGGATGTGCAGGAACGGGTAAAACTTTTATCACTCTTTATAATGCTCTTTGCGAAGTTTTAGATGAAAGAACTCCTTATGAGAAAATTTATTTGGTTCGTTCCTTAGTTGCCACAAGGGAGATTGGTTTCCTTCCTGGTTCCTATGAGGATAAGTCAGACATCTACCAAATTCCTTATAAGAATATGGTGAAGTATATGTTTCAGATGCCTTCTGATGCTGAGTTTGAGATGCTCTATGGCAATCTCAAGTCTCAGGAGACGATTAAGTTCTGGAGCACCTCATTCTTAAGAGGCACCACACTTGATAATTCAATTGTGATTGTAGATGAATTTCAAAACTGTACTGCACATGAACTTGATTCAATCATTACTCGTGTTGGTGAGAACTCTAAGATTATGTTTTGTGGAGATGCTTCTCAGTCCGATTTGCAAAAGACTAATGAACGTAATGGAATTGTTGATTTTATGAATATCTTGCGTAAAATGCCATCTATTGATATAATAGAGTTTGGTGTCGATGATATTGTTCGTTCTGGACTTGTCAAAGAATATATCCTTGCGAAAATAGAAGTAGGTCTTTAATGTTCAATCATGTTGATGTGACACTCCCGAAACTTGATCGGGAGACTATAGATGGTATTCGATATTATAAAGTGCCTGATGATGAACAACTACTCAAACTAGTTTCAATCACTTCTATCACAAGTCATTTCAATAAAGAAATCTTTGTGAAATGGCGCAAGAAAGTTGGAGATGAGGAAGCAGACCGTATTACAAAACTTGCAACAAGTCGTGGTACGGATATGCATACTCTTACTGAGTATTTCCTAAAAAATCATGATCTTCCTACGGATATTCTACCAATCTCAGAGTTTCTGTTTAATATTGCTAAATCAACTCTCAAGAATATTGATAATATTCACTCTCTTGAAGGTTCCCTATATAGTAAGCAATTAGGTATTGCAGGAACCGTTGAT